CTTTGAGTTTTCTTCTCCAACATCTTTCATTGTTTCTTTAAACAATTCTGCCCCAGCCGCTACATCTTTAATAGTATCATAAACAGTTTCCAAACTTTTAGTTTTGATTGAAAACATATCTTGACCTTCCAACTCTCTTAACTTCTTTATCGTTGTGTTAAGTAAATTTGCTTGGTCAATAATTGTTTGGTAACTATCTCCTGTTTTTTCACTTTCTTTATTCTGTACATACATTTGAATATTAAAATCTTCAAATACCTTTGCAAGTTCCCCCTGTAACCTTTTAAGTCTTTCTAAATCCGTTTCTAAATCATCAGGGATAATATCAGGTGGGGCTACACCTATTATTTGTATTTCTTCGATCCCAAATACTTGATCATTTAATGATGTAATTGTTTCTTGTAACCAAGATACACTTGTTTCAAGTGTTGTGACTTTCTTTTGAGTTGCTTCTGCTAACCAATCTGCTTGTTTAAAAAGTTCGTATATTATTGTAGCAGGACCCAATAATGCTGTGGCTGCTAAACTCCTTGGAATAATTACCTCTGCTTTTTCCTTATCGGACAAACCTTCTCCTTGTGCAATCTTATCTTGCAATTCAAGTTGTTCCGCCATTTTCTTAACAATCAGTTGTTCTGCTGCTTGAAGTTTGTACTTCTTTTTCAACATACCCATATAGGTATTAATCATATCAGCAGCCTGACCTGTACGAACTTTTTCCTCAGTTATTCCTTTATTATAAATTTCTTGTAATCTTGTTGCTTCCTGTAATGCTTCTTCCCTTTCAGTTTTTGTTCTCTTTTCATCCTTAGAAACTTTAATTAACTTTTCAATTTCTTCCTTTTCAACAATTATACCACCTGTATAAATGGACATTGTTTTATTCAATTCACGTATTGCAACAGCCCTTTGTTCCTCGGATGAAGTATTATTGTCCAATACTCTTTTTAACCTATCAAGGTGAGCTACTTCTTTTGCGACAGAATTATTAACTTCAGTAGATATTTCATTACTAATTTTTTCAACATCTGTTAATTCCTTTTTCTTCTTAATCAGTAAAGCAAGAACAGTTACCACAGCACCAATTGCTAAAGCCACCCATCCCCAAGGAGTAGCTGCTATTACCTTATTAAGGACTTTTGTTATTGCTACCAATTTTGTTTTATTTCCTGTAACATACGCAATTTGATAAGCCCATGCTAAATAAGCAATTTTTTGAAGATTGATAACGGTAGTTAATAAAGAACCTGCTTTTGTCATTAACCCCATTTGTATTATCACTGTTCTAATAACATTCCTCAAGGTTGTCAATAACAATATAAGTGGTCGTATCGTTACCGTTATTAAAAGGTTAAGGATTAACAATAGAGGGCCTACGGCAGCGGTAAATCCTAATACCTTTATAATTAATTCTTGTGTAGGTTTACTCAATCCTGTAAACCAATTTCCAAGGTCTCTAATCTTTCTTGTTATATTTACAATCGTAGGTAAAAGCATTTCCATAATTGCCTCACCAAATTTAATTAATGTTGCTTTAGCCTCTGCCATCGCAGCATTAAATTTGAATTTGGTAGTTTGGGAAATGATTTCAAAAGCAGCTGCTGTCGCACCTAATGAATTCTTTGTATCATTAAATACCCCAATCGTTTCTTCCAGATTAGCACCAAGCAATGAAGTTACACCCATGAACGCACGTATATTTGGAAATATTTGTCCTAAGGCTTCCTCATTCGTCCCAATCTTTTCTTGAAGCATTTGCAAGGTATCTATCAATCCATCACTTCGCAAAGAATTTCTGACATCTTGTGCTGTTAATCCAAATTGTGCTAATCCTTTCTTTACTTGATTTGTTGGTTTAAGAAGAGTAAATAATGTTTGACGTAAATACGTGGAAGCATTTGCCGCAGGAATACCATATCTTGTCATTGCCGCAATAGCACCTCCAACTTGATCAAAATGTACTCCTAATTTAGCGGCAACAGGAATAACGGTTGCAAATGCTTTTACGAGCTCAGCCGGTTCTCCTTTGCCTTCCCTTACAGCAACAGTTAATACGTCCGCAGCTTGAGCCGCTGTGATATTGGCTTTCCCATAGGCATTTATAGCAGATGTTACAATATTAGCAATATCTTTTGTTTCACCTAATCCAGCTGACGCTGCCATTGCAGAAGTTTTCATTACTTCCATTGCTTCTGCTGATTTGAAACCAGAAGAAGTTACAAAATATAATGCTTCCGCTAATTCTTGTGGTGCTTTACCGAAACTGGAAGCCATCTCTAAAATTTGGTTTCCCCATTCTTGTACTGTAGCACCAGAAATACCTACTAAACCTTCAATCTTAGCGAGTTCATATTCAAAATCAGCAAATGTCTTTACCGCAGCAATTCCTAATAGAGTCACAGGTAAGGTTACGTATTGTGTCAATGTACGACCAAACGTAACCATACCTTGCTCTAAAGTCTTAAAAGCAGATTGAGTGTGAGTCATTGCGGTTTGTAACCTTCGCAAGTCGTGTTGTGCTGCCGTCAATCCAGCGGTATTAGCACCAATTATAACCATTAAAGAACCTAAACTACTCATATCTTTCTTCTTTTAACTTGTGAAGATTGTTCTGTTTTTTTATTCTGTGATGCTGCTAAACCAAGAAGAATATTTTTCATTTCTTCAACACTTTGTTGTTTGGATTCAGTTTTTGCTCCTGTATCCCATTGAAGTAGAAAATCATCTATCTTAGTCATTTTAGATCCTTTCTTTCCATAGGCTTGTATCATCAAATTCGTGATTAATGAAGCCATATAAGAAAACTTAAAATCATTTCTCCATTCACCTACTGGGTCGATATTATTATATGCCTCCCACTCTGCTAATTGTTTTGCGGTTAATTGTTCCAACAATCGGTCAGGATGGATAATCCCTAATTCTCTACAGAGTCTGAATTGGAACTGTCTTTCAGGTCTGTTTCTGAGTTTTTTAAGATTTCCTCCTTATCTGCGGTAGTAATTGCATTTAACCTTTGTGCAGTTTCCACAATCTTTTCCAAATTAGAAGCACTCATCATTTTACTGAGATTTTTTACATCCCCTGGTTCAAACACAAGATCTCCCTTTTCATCACAAACGGTAACAACTGCTAACTTTGCACGGAAATCTTCAAGTGTGGTTTCATACGTCATTGTACGATTCCGGTCACCACTTGGTTTTTGTTTTAACATGGACTGTTCCCAAATATCTTTTTCGTGTCCGGTCATTTCACGTACATACACAAAACCTTTGGACAATTCAACTTTTTCAATTTTTAAATCATCCCGCTGTAAAAGCATTTCTTTTGTTAAAAATACTGATTTTTTCATTTGATTAATTTTTAAAGAATTTATAAACTGATAAAAATAACACTTGATTAGTGATATTAAGATTAAGTAGATGAACCACTACCGGAATTAACTGTAACTCTACCGGAAACTTTGATAGTTACATTAGCGGTGATTTTATCATCCGTAGGAATTTCCAACGGTAATTCAGTCACATACCCACAGAATTCAAATGATGTGTTCACATCATCGGGAAGAACAATTTCATAGTAATGAGGGTCATCATCCTCAAAATCCGACAACATCTTATCGTAAGATGTGCGGGTAAAGTTCATAGTCAACGAAACGGTTCCACCGTCACGAAAACCAGTAATAAACTCACGGAAACCTCCGGTAGAATCAAGAGAAGTTACATCAATAAAATCCCTTGTCATAGAGGGTCCAGAAATACTGTTAACTTCAGCGATCTTTTCCCATACAGAACCAGACCAACGTTGAAAAACAGTTCCTACACCTGAAATAGCATTACTACTTCCTACTGCACAACCCATAATAATTTACCTCCTTTGTAAATAGAAATTAATAATAAAACGCACCCTTTGATTCTTGTCATAGTCCAAAAGAGCCGGACCACTTGAACAACGAATTAAGGTATATAGAGCACCATTCCACGTCTCATTTGCCCGGCCGTGAAGAATGTTCTTTATATTGGTAATCACATCCCAACCTTCCAAATACTCATTAGCACGTACACGTATTTGAATAGTCGGGTATTCGTAGACTTCGTTTCTATCTAAAGTTAATTGTGGAGCCATTATACCTGTCTCAAATATAGAAATAACATTTTGTGGTTCCGCAGGTTCTTTTCCTACGTGAATAGGAAATAGTTCCAACACACAAGATGAATCCTCTTGAGCAAAATACTCAAGCATTTCTTTAATATCTACTGAAGGTGCATTCATAATTTTATTATTTTACACTTGCTTCATCTGCGATAATATCTAACATCTCTTTTTTATCTGTATCCAAATGTATTTCAAACCATTTAGCACGAGAACCTTGTCTTGTCCATTTTACAACTCCATACGGTGGTTGTGTCATTTCATGAACATAAGCTGCATAATTTGCCGTATAACCAATTTTAATCTGTGGATTCTCTGGACTGTTATTATGATCCACCACTCTCCAAGAATTACGTAAAACACCAGTATCAACAGGAACCAAAGGTTCATAAGTTTCCATATTATATTGGAGTTTAGCGGCAGCCATTTTCAATCCTGCAACTGTTCGTTTCTTCATATTGGAAATCTCACGATTAAGATTATCCCTAACCTGACGCATTCCAGCAAGACGCATATAAACACCAGCACGATTATTCATTCGTGCTATATTCGTTCCAGGAAAATAATTTACAGCCATTTTACAGATTTATTTACCTTGATCATATAACCAAGCAGTTCTTACAAATTCATCAGTTTTACGTACCATAGGAATTCTATCAAACCTATGTATAATATAAGCATTTGAAATCGTTTTTGGTTTACTTAAATCCTGTCCACTTAAACTTGCAAGAGTACCACGATACAAATATCCTTGCAAATCTAAATCCTGTAAGACAAGAACACTTGCTTTAGACAACAACAAGTTTCCTGGAAACCCAGTACTAAACCAACCTATATCCACTTCGCTCTTTTCTTCCCAACGACATTTAATTTCTACAGGTGTGTCAAAGGTAAACCCACCGTACCCATCATTTTGTGGATTCCCCCAATAAACGGCTGTTT